TAAGTCAGGGCATACATCTAAATATTCGTTAGAAGGATTAGTGTCTGATAGCACTTTAGGTATTTTGTAATAAGTCATGTTTGCAGTAGTAGCACCAGTGGGTTCTGGGGATAGCACAAAGTTATCTGCTACTAATGTATAGTTGATTGGTCTTCCCTGTCCAACACCGCTTCTTCTATAAAACTGAGACACTGTTTGATACGTTAATGGAATGATTGGGTTAGCATCTAAATGTAAATCTTGCATTTCCAAGAAATCTGCTGGAGTTGGTATTTCAAATCCACTAGCCATCGTGTATGTACTTTGTTGCAAAGTCTGTCTAAGTCTTAAATCTCTATTAAGCCTTGTCTCTGCTAACGATATAAACATAGGTATCTTGTCAGTTAAATCTTGTCTTGCAAGATAATCTGCTATATTTGTCTGTAAGTTTGCGTAACTTGTAAATGCTGGCATATCTTATAAGTGTCCTTTTTTAGTCCTGAAAAACAAATGTTCAGGGTCATTTAACCAAGCAAATAAACGCTTTTGGTCTAATACTTTATAGCCTTTCATGATTCCATCTTTGTTTAATTGGTCTACTGCTGTATGTGGGATACTAGCTACTTTATTGCCAAACAGAGAATCGCTCCATTTGGTACTTGTTTCATTGTATTCTTTTTTATTCTGTTCCATTAATTCAGTCACATCTTGTGATTGCTTAATAGTTATTTCGTCCTTATCGTTAAGACCTACTGTTGTTGTCTTGTTATTCTCGTCTGTAAATGATTTCATATTTTCCCTTGAGAGGTATTGCCCCCGTAGGGGCATAACCGATTTTCTTGTTGCTTATGTTTCGTCAGTAATGATTGCGTGAGCTGCTTCGTTTTTAACAACGAGAGTGTACTCTACATTCATCATATACTTCTCTGAATCACCAGTCTTAGCTAGTTTAGTCTTTTTGAACGGACGTAAATAAGCTACTGAAGCCATTGAAGGATCTAAAACAAACGATGTTTCATCTGATAGGAATCTATCTGGAACTACTGACATTGTGCCAAAATCTGACATATAAATGTCTGCTGTTCCTACGATTGTTGTAGGCTTGTTGCTTGGAGCTTGGAAACGCTGTTCAGCAATACCTGGGAATGTTGAAACAACCTGTTTATTAGCTGGAGATACTAATAGAACTGTTGGTTCGCCACCAGCTTCATATGCTTGTAAAACTGCTGATTTTAGCATATCTTCTGTTATAGCTGCACCAGCTGTATCTACAGTGTTAGTTTTAACCCACTGAGCTAACCCTGTTAGAGTTCTTGCTACTGCTGGAGAACCAGAACCACCTGCTTGGTCAGACAATAGGATAGTTTCCATGTCTCGTTTTAGCTCTGATGATGCTTTAGCTAGTTGGTATGCTGTTTCTGTAGTTCTACCAGCCTTGTCTACTACGTCATCTGTAGTTGATACTTGAACCACTTTATCAGAAATCTGAGTCCAGTTTTCGTTCATAGTTGTAGAGGTTAGAGTTGGTGATACCGCATCTGCCCCTTCAATTTGAGCGTTGTTTGCATCTACTGCTGATAGTGAATCTGTTTGCCATTCATGTTTTGTATTCTTCGCTTTTGTGCGACCAATAGTTGACATGAAAGGTGTTGTTGTTGGAGAAATGTCGTAAATTGCGTCTTGTAAATCTTCACGCCTACCGACTGTGTTGTATGTGTCTAATGTTGCCATTGTTAATGTTTCCTATAAAAAGTTTTTAAATACTGAAGTGGCATCATCTAAAGTTCCTGTGCCTTTCAGTCGTTTTTTCTGCTTAGTGTAGATATCAGTATTAGCGACTTTTTTAGTTTTACTAGCCATTTTAGGTGCGCTTGATACTTTTTTGTTAACACCTGGTTTTGACTTTTGTAGCTTATCATACTCCATAGCCTTCTGTAATATTAATACATGGCGATGGTCATAGACTTGTGCTAACTCTTGGTCACTAAATCCTACACTTTTCCCAAAGCTACGAATATCATTCTTGATTTGTTCAGCTTTCTTTGGGTCAGAAAATTCCTTTACTTTTTCAGTCAACATTTTAGCTTCGTTGGCTACGACTACATTTTGCTGTTGTACGCGGTAAGAGTTTTGCTCTTGTGCTACTTTAGCCTGTTCTTGTCGTATCGCATTAATCTTTTTAGCTGATTCTGTTTGTTCCGCTACTTGAATAGCGTATTGTATTGGGTCATTTTCTTTTAATTCTTCTAAGCTTTCACCTGGTTTATCTTGACTAATCAAGTATTGCTCTACCTGTGATAGCTTTTGAGCATATTGCTCCCTTGTACGCATAGCATTATGAATTTCTTGAGCGTGTGCTTCCACTTTCTTTCTATCATCTGCTAATGTTTGGGATTTCTGTGTGTAGTCTGTTGATTTTTGGTAGCCTGAAACTAACTCATCTAGGGTAACATCTTTCTCTTCACCACTAGCTTTAACTCTGTAAGTTTTACGCTCTTCAACTTCTACCTCTTCCGACTCATCTTCTTCTTCCGTAGCCTCTGGTTCATCTTCCGATTCCTCTTCTACTTCTTCTTCCAATGCTTCTTCATCAGTTTCCTCAACTGCTTCCGTTGCCACTTCTTCATTGTCTACCTCTGGGTTATCGTTTGATTCCTCGGCATCTAACATTTCAGTGAAAACATCCGTTGCGTCTCTTGGAGTTTCAACTGAGTTAGACTCTTGGTTGATTTGCTCTGTCATAATTCTTCCTTATTGTTGATAGATTAACTGTCTATCGCAGTTTTAGTCTTATTTGACTAATAATTTTGTATTATATTCTATAATCTCCATATATTCTGATAATGCCTTTAAATCTTCTCTTGTAGCGTTATTTTTAAGTCTGTTTGCTTTCCAAGACATAACAACTACATTTCCTGTTACATATCCTTTATCTGAGTCTGTTCTATCAAATGATGGCGTATCATCTTTAGCTTTTCCTACGTTAAGCCAATTTAACTTAATATCAAACACTGGGCAATAATCATGCCACTCTATTTCCTGAAATCTAATGTTCCATTCCACTCCTAGAGATTTTGCCTGACTCCTTTTGTAGTTAAATTTGTTCTGTTTAGCTGCCTCTATATTCTTTTCTAAAGTAAGCTCATTATTGTATTTGTACGCCATTTTGCTCCTTTGTAAGTTGTTGATTTGTAAGGCTTTTATTTTGCTAAAAATACCCTCTAAGGCGTTTTAAGAGCCTACAGCGTTTTTACCTATGCTACCCTACCTTAAACAATTTAAATCGCTCACAGAGCGTTTTTTATCCTTCACTTATAAATGATTTTGCACTAGCTAATCTTCTATCTGAATGAGGTATTCCAGGTCTTTCCCAGATCTCTTCAAAAGCCTTTGTTATTTCCTCAACAGTGCCTGTTTCAAATATTTTTCTTAATTTAGCTGCATTACCTTCACCAATCTCTGTTTGTAAGTCTCCGTAGATTGTTTCGTGCATATAATCTAGTTGCGCTCTAGGACTATCTTCAAAGCCATTATCGTTAAGATAATTAGTGTAAGATTCTTTCTTACTTCCCTCTAATTGGAATAATCCTTGTCCCGGACCTCCACCATCTTGTTCTTGTAAGTAGTCAAAAGAGCCACCTGTCTCTACATCTATGTTACCCATTAACGCTGCAGTTACTTCTGGTCTATATTTCCTATCGTTAGAAAGATAATTATTTATCATTCCTTGATTGCCTTGATACATAGCATCTCCAGCTAATAATCCTGAAGACATTTGGTTACTTGCAACCACATTGCTACTCGCTGATATGCCAGAGTTAGCTTGGCTTGCTACTTTTTTGCAGGTGGGTCTGTAAGTAATCCTTTAGCTCTTAGTGGGTCAATTAAGAAAGTGTTTGGGTCTATATTATATTTTTCAAGAAGTAATTTCTTCATTTCAGTTGAATTGTTTGGGTTATTCATTATTAAAAGATATTGTCTTGATTTTTCTGCTCTCACTCTGTTAAAAGCTATTTGTTCTTGTGTCAGTGGCTTTTCAGGCTCTGTGTTAGGATAATTAACCACATCATTTTGCATGAGTTTCTTGTTTTCATCATAAGTTGTGTTTGATTTATTGTCTATTGTATTTTTTACAATTTTAGCTTTGATTTCTTGTTCAGTTCCTTCTTCAGGATTTCCTAAAATATCAGGAAAAAATGTGGTGTCTGTAGGCTCATTGCCACCTATTATTTGCTCTGTACCAGAAAAATTAGCGGCATCAAAGTCATAAATAGTTTTGTCTCCAGGAGCTACTATGCTGTTACCATCCTTATCTACATTTTGTGACGGAGATAAATTATAACTTGGGACATCTCTTCCAACTAACTCATTAAGAGCAACTTTTGCTGGAGAATTTTGTTCTGTTAATCTTTCGTCCCCTGCAAATCTAGTTCTTTCTCTTCCTGTTCCTGAAGCACCAGGCTCGAAGTTATTTACTTCCCTTATGTATCTGCCAAACTCATCTTTTTCATATGGACTGTAAGTGTTATGAGTGCCAGGTTCTGGCAATGGTACGCTATTCTGTTCAGAAAAATCTTGAGTTACAGCTCCTAAATAAGAAGGTGCAATCTCTTGACTTTGGTAAGGTGTAAAATTTTGACCACCTACTTGACCTGTAACATCCATCTTAGGTAGTGGCACTTGTGCATTTTCGCTTGTATTGTTACCACCAAAGAAGTTAAATCCTGTACCATCTCCTAATAAACTACTAAATCCTGTACCACCAGCTTGTTGCGCCTGTACTGCTCCACCCATTAAACGTCTAGCGTTTCCATGAGGGTCATACATCTGAGGTTGAGATTGAAGTGAATTAAAACCTTCTTTCATAAAGTCTAGCAATGCCATATTAAAATTCCCATTTGTTGTCGTCTATTTTTTTACCATCTGCGATACTCTGCAAATGAGCCATTATTTCATTTACTGTTGTAATTCTCATGTAACATATTTCTCTTGCAACTTTGTCATCAACATCTGAATTTATTAACATATCCATATGTGTTTTAACAATGTCTTTCATTGCTTGTTTAAAGCTATCATCGTTAAGAATGTTAGCTATTCCCTCTGCATCAATCATCTGAGTCTATTCCTGTTACTACTCTAATAGTAATTGGCTCATCACCACCACTAATTTCTTGCATTGCTTTACCATCCAGTCTATCGCCTAACTCTTTAATAGCAGAGATGTCTCCATTTTCAGCTTTAGCATATAATGCGTTAGCAACTGAGTGTAGCTTTTTATAGTCTTCTTGTATTGCTAATTTCTTAACAATTTTACCCCAAACTCTTTTCTCTCTGGTTGAGTTCTTGTTTCCTTTGGGTGCGCCTGCTTTCTTTTTAACTTCTTCTGTCATAATATCCTCTTAAACGTAATAATCTTTGTATGAATCGCCATCTACTGTTGTTTCAAATGGTTTTGACCAATCTGTTCTTTGTCCGTTACCTGCTGAGTCCATGCCTAATGCTAAATATCTAAAAGCATCTGCTGCGTGTGAACTCCAATCATGTAATGGTCTGTTTTGAAATGAGCTAGTTTTTTCGTTAAAGACTCTACGATAATTCTGTAAACATTCCACACCAGCTCTTGTCTTATCTTTATTAAACCAACAGTT